AAGACCTATGAGAACTTCGACGCCCGAGACGGGAGTGCCGTATGAGCCGGGGACTAACAATCAGAGAGGCTCATGACCTCTTTCGGGAGTACGTTGACGATCCTGATGCTACTTTTATTACAACGGCTCAGGTGCAGAGATACTTAGAGTTTGGTCTTGACCAGTGGCGGCAGATTATTCGCGGCACTAACCCCCATATCTATGCGGGGATCTGCGAGTTTAGCAATACAACCCCTGTGGACAGCAGCTATACAGCGCAAGACCCTAGCGTGAAGCCGCGTCGGAATACGCTAGACCTGGGTGCCCCCCTGCTCCGTTCATCGATGAGTAACGGGAATCAGGCCTCCGTAATGGGATCGGCTGCTGTTGCTGACTGGTTCAAGGTGGCCCCTGCTGTGCCGGTTCTACAGACACCTCCGATTGATTCAATCCTGGATGTCTACTCGTACAACAGCGCAGACAAGAACAGACTGACCCGTTATCGTCAGTTGGCAGGCGCTAAGGCCCAGGATTTGTCGGCCCTGTTCGGGACCTACTTCCTTGAAGGAACGGTGCTTGGTTTCAATGGAACCCCGCCAGACCACATGATTGTCGAGTATTTTCCAATCGCTCGCTATCGAATGGATTACGCTCTAACTTCGACCTATATCGAAGACAATCTGCTCCCTCAGTTCCACGAGACAGTCGTTCTTTTAGCGACGAAGCGTTATATGATTCGGGATCAAAATACGAATCAGATCCTCCTCCAAGAGCTAGCAGCGCAGATCCAGGGGATGACGGAGTACCTGACCGAAAGCCAGCTTCTTGGGGCACGGGATCATGTCACTGTAACCATGCAATTCTAGGTAGTTATGACTGTCTCTAAGTCCCGGTTAGACATTCTTCCCAAAGGTGGAATGGACCTGCGCAACCAGGCAGGTGTAAAGTGGCTTCGCAATATGCGGCGGAAGACCCCTGGTTCCCCGCTAGATGTGCGGCCTGGGCTTGGTCAGAGGGCTCAGATCGACAGCACTACGGCGATGTCGAACGACGACTCCACACTGGCAAGCGGTGGGCACACAAAGATCCTTGGCAGTTTTGTGTACCGATCAAACTTTGGGCATCGTCAAATTTTGACGCTTCTTAATGTAAGGGCTGTTCATTCAGACGCTAACGATTGGGACATGCTCGCCACTACGGGCGTCAGTACGGCGTATCTACAAGCGCATGGGTCTACAGACTCGCTCGTGTTATCCATTTTCGACCTAACGACCAACAATGTTTGGGAGGAGTTGCTCCCGTTTAAGACTTCCGAACTGGGGGACCATGACGATTTGCACTCGAAGGCGGGGCATTTCGAGACACACAGGGCCTTCGACAAGCGAGTCTTCAAATCGGAAGTGAATGGGTTTGTCAATTTTGAGCAAATTGCTGACTCTGTGTTCTTCGGTAGCCCCGATTTAGGGATGTGGGTTTACCGAGGAATTGATGTCCCGTCCCACCAAAGAAGGCAAAGAATCTGTGCTGACAATCCTGATCCGGTGGAGGTTAGCGGGGCACCGAGGCGGTCAAACAATAACCACAATGGCTATTCCGAGGGGTCGGTCGTCTCCCCTGTTACTCCGACGCGCGGGCTAAATGGCGAGGATGTTGTCTATCTAACCAAGGGCGACATGCCTAGAAGTGTGGGGATGGCAGCTATCGGTGGCCGGATGGCTTACACTAACCGAGATGTTGTCTGGTTTAGCGATGTGAACCAGCCCGGCGCTGTTATGGCGTCTAATTTCGCTGCATTTCAGGCAGATGGCCAAGCAGCCGCTATTGCTAGTTTCCAGGACAAGTTGTTCGTCTTTAGTGAAATCGAGGTGCATTCATTCACTTTGCGCCCCGTCGGCGCGGCAGGCGTGCCCGTCCCTGGTGTGATTGACGTTGTTCGGGTGGATACAAGCAAGGAAGCAGGCTGCGTGTCTGCCCGATCTCACTGCGAAACCCCTGTGGGTATCTGCTTCGTGTCAACCTGGGGGATTCATTTGGTCAGTCAGCCCAACCAGATTGTGACAATCTCTGACCCTATTAGTGACCACTGGGGCGAAGGACTCATGGATCCGGCCTCTGGATTCAACCAGAATGCAGGAGCAGCGGGGGCAGCGGCGCAGAGGCAGAACCCTATTCGGTACGCACATTCTGGATCTCCCTCCGTAGATTATGATGCCTCCACCAGAACTATTTATGTCTGCTACGAGACACACGTTCTAGTCTTTCAGGTGAGTGATAAAAGCTGGGGAATCTGGCCCCTTGGGTCCAAGGATAACAACTCGGCGAATCCTATTGGGCACATCCCCTCCTTCACAGGGCAAGCTATCGTATCTGATTTGGATTCTACATACCTAATCTCAGGTCTGTACGATCTCGATTCATCTATTAGCAGCAATCCGTACAACGAGAGCACATCATACTCTATTACAGAGTTGGGCTTCGGTGGAGGCAAGGACCGAACTATTGTGTGTGAAGACATGCGCAACTTCGGCAACGGACGCTGGAAGCTACTGGAACCTACTGAGAGCTTCGCTGGCGGTGCCCCCCCGGCTCTCATGAGCGCCACAACGGCTGACGTTCAAAACGGCTGGCTTGCCTTTGTAACGCTTGTGGACGAATGGTTCGAGTACGATAATCTTTCGACTCAAATCAAAAAGAAATCATATGATATCGATTTCTGGGTCATGGAAAACCGGCCGTGGCCCCACACCAGCCTCAAGGTCAAATTAAATATCGGTGGCACCTGGCAATTCGCCACGATCGGTTCTCACCCCGAGAGCGGGACGCGGGGAGGGTTTGTTTTCAGCATCCCTGGTCTTGGAACAGAGTTGCATGTGACAACTCCGTCCTATGGCGGGGCGGCGCAGAATCGGCTGCCTTGCAGGTTACCCCTGGTAAGGTTTGTAGTGGAAGCAACAGCCACAACAGCAGAAGACCCTGAGATCTCCCTGCTAGCTTGCGAGGCCACTTACCATAATCCCGCTACCGGCCTGGGCACTGACTACTCTGTTAGAGCGCTAATCTGGCAACAGTCGGACAGGTTTAAAGAGAAAAACATCAAATGGGATGCTTTATACACAGGGGCAGTTGTCGGCGGCCAGGTCGATCCAAACTACTCAATCGATGGGGCCTCGAAGCACGAAAGAGATATCGAGTGGGCTCTATGCACGGGTATTGTCGGTGGTGAAGATGGTGCCAGGCACCGGATCCGAGATATCCGCGCTGAGCTAGAGACAGGCGGCCCTGACGAGCGCCCTGCTGGTGACTGGGCTGGGCTTTACAACGTACGAGTCGCCTCTGATTACAAGATGCTGTCAGGACAAAGACAGGACCTTGTTGATCCGTATGTCGCAGACCGGGACGCTCTCCAGAAAAACACTATTCGGGATCGCATGAGCAACGGGAAGCGGAACTTCGGTGGTGTCGCTGAGTGGTCTACGGGGACAGGCATCTCTCCTGCTGCTGATACGGACTACCTTATTGATGAGCCGGAAGTGAACGAGATCGCGGTCAGCACTCATGCCAAGGGTGACTCCGTGATGGCTATGATCTTCGGCAGGGCCTCCTCTATCGGCACGTTCTTGCGCATCCATCGCCTAAGCGCCTTTATCCAGAGTGCGGCAGCGAACAGGAGGAAGGGGCGATGACCGAGAGGCTTATTGGCGATTATGCTATTCGTGACGCTAATGGCCCAGTGGTGCGCCCCGGCGGGGTATTCCTGGAAGGGTCCGAAAGAAACAATGGGGCAACAATAGGGTCCGGTCAGCACGGGAAAATGACCCTAAAGAAGCCGGCCACAACAGTACGCTCCACGCCCGACGCGGTAGTCAAAGACGAACTTGTATCTGAATCTAGCAGTGTGGTCTACGGCGTCACATATGAATGCAAAGGCGACAGCCCTGCTGTTACGGTGAAATCTGGCGGCCGCCTTGTTCTGGTTGGATGCCATTTCACAAAAGAGGCAAACATACAGACAGCAGCCAGTAGTTATATTTTGGTGGAATCTGGTGGTCGCCTTTCGGTTACAGGGTGCTATTTCCATAACCCCCAGTCTTCTGGGTTCACTATAGACAACGCAGGAGTCCCTGCGAATGTCGTAGCCACAGGTAATATCCTTGAAACTACAGTTCTAGCACCCCACAACAATGTGACGGTCGGGGTGGAGGTTGTGCTTTGAGTAATCGCAGAATCACTAAAGAACAGTTTGTCAACGACGGCACAATTGACGGATCTCGAATTCAGAAGGCTCTGGATGAAACAGAAGAGTACATTAATAATATTCCGCTAGAAGCGATCAAGCAACGGTACTCCCTGAACTACATGGTTTTTACGTCGATTGGCGCTGACAGTGACGCCTCAGGGGGGCTAAATATTGGCTACTCCCGGAAGTCTCCGTACCTTGCTGCCTACCCTGTAAAAAGGGTTAAAGGTACAACCCAAGCGTCTGCCACACTCTCTCCTTATGATAATACAACCGCTTACGTCATGACGGCTGCTACGTCCTTCCCACGCCCTGTGATCCTGGATACCGTTTCGGTGTTCATTAACTCCCTGGGCGCAGCGGGTGCTGGTCCTGGCGCTTCTCATAGCTTTGATATGTCTGCTGGCGGGGAGTCTTATCAGCGTGTTCGGATTATTATCGACACTGATGACACGGTTAGCTCAGAAGACCGAACCCTGAACTCTAAGGAGTATGTTCTCCAGGACTTCCAGGAAACATTCTGGGCGACCAAGTATAATAACGCTGCTTCTCAGATGCTCCCTGTGGCGGCAGAGGGACTGAACGATTGGGGCGCGAACTCGGGCGCAATGCTTCTTCGTAAGGATGGTTTAAATATACCAGTACACCAGTTCGCCCGTACTCGATTTAGGTTGGTCTTTTACCAGTCTGGGGCTGTTGCTGACCCGCTAGGGACGAGAACCCCTGAAAATGTGACCTTTACAGTGGTGTACAAGGAGGCTCTCCGAGATGGCTAAGGTGAACTTCAATAAGCTGTCGCGAGGGCAGCCCCTTACGCCTGGATCTATATGGGA